GGGGCTTCCATGCACGTCCGGAGCAATGCGCCCCTGACGGCGATTGGGACATCTGGCTGATCCTGTCAGGCCGTGGATGGGGAAAGACAAGAACCGGCGCCGAGTGGATCAGGGAGAAGGCACTTGCAAGCCCGATCCGCATTGCCCTGATTGGCGAGACGGCTGCTGATGCCAGGGACGTGATGGTGGAAGGCGAATCCGGCATCTTGCGCTGTCATCCCGAGAACGAACGCCCGATCTATGAGCCCTCCAAGCGCCGCCTGACATGGCCGAACGGGTCAGTTGCCACGCTGTTCAATGCGACCGAGCCGGACCAGTTGCGGGGGCCTCAGCAGCACGTAGCGTGGTGCGATGAGCTGGCCAAGTGGCGCTATGCCCGCGAGACATGGGACCAGTTGCAATTCGGCCTGCGCCTTGGCGATCATCCGCAAGTCCTTGTGACCACAACCCCCCGGCCTATCGAGCTTGTGAAGGCCATTGTGGCTGGCAATGAAGGCAAAGCCGTTGTCACCCGTGGCCGGACGATGGACAACCGCAACAACCTTGCGGGCACGTTCCTTGAGAAGATCGAGAACCGTTACGGCGGAACGCGCCTTGGCCGTCAGGAGCTTGAAGGCGAAATCCTTGGCGACATCCCGAACGCGCTGTGGACACTGGCGAACATCGATGCGAGCCGCGTCCGTGAAGCGCCGCCCACGATGAAGCGCATCTACGTTGCCGTTGATCCTGCTGTAAGCAATACAGAACAGAGCGATGAACACGGCATTGTCGTTGTAGGCCAATCCCCTGATGGCAAGGAAGGCTACGTGCTGGAAGACGCCAGCCTGAAGGGCAGCCCGATGGAATGGGCCAAGCGTGCGCTGAGTGTGCATGACCGCTGGCAGGCTGATGGCATTGCGGTTGAGGTGAACCAGGGCGGCGACATGGTAGCTCAGACGATCCGCTCAGTCCGTTCCGGCGTGAAGATTGTGGAAGTCAGGGCCTCGCGGGGCAAACATGTCAGGGCTGAACCTATCGCAGCGCTGTATGAACAGGGCAGAATCCACCACGTTGGCAGCTTCGTGGAGCTTGAAACCCAGATGACGCAGATGACCACGTTCGGATACGAGGGCGATGGCTCGCCAGACCGCACAGATGCGCTGGTCTGGGGCCTGTCCGTGCTGTTCCCGTCGATGGTGCGTGAGGAACGGGCCAAGCCAAGGGCCGCGCCGCCGCCTGTTGTCATGCCGATGGCGAGGCGCTGATGCAACCTGAAGATACGAAAATGCGGGGGCTAGACACTTTGGCCCGTAACCTGAAAGCGAAAGGCGCCTGAAATGGCCAGAACGAAGGCTGAAGTATGGGCCGACACGCATGACGAAGCGCTGCGCCGGTTCAACGTGATCGAAAGCAACCTGCGTGACGAGCGGATGGCCTCGCTGGAGGATCGCCGGTTCTATTCTATCGCGGGCGCTCAATGGGAAGGCTCGCTCTACAACGACTGGGGCAACCGTCCCAAGATCGAAGTGAACAAGGTTCACCGGGGCGTGATGCGGATCATCAACGAGTACCGCAACAACCGGATCAGCGTGGAGTTCATCCCGAAGGACGGGTCTGAAGCTGACGAGCTGTCCGAGACGTGCAACGGGCTGTACCGGGCTGACGAGATCGATAGCCACGCTGAAGAAGCGATGGACAATGCGTTTGAGGAAGCTTGTGGAGGCGGGTTCGGGGCATGGCGCCTTCGGACCGAGCTTGAAGACGAATACGCCGAAGACGAGGAGGAAGGCGAGTATCAGAGGATACGGTTCGAGCCGATCCACGATGCTGACAGCACGGTCTTCTTCGACCTGAACGCCAAGCGCCAGGACAAGTCTGACGCGATGTATGCGTTTGTCCTCACCGCAATGACGCCAGAAGCGTACATGGCCGAGTGGAACGACGACCCGGCGAGCTGGCCAAAGTCGGTCTACATGACCGAGTTCGATTGGAGCACACAGGACGCGGTTTACGTTGCGGAATACTACGTGGTCGAGAAGCGCAAGGAGACGGTGTTCATCTACGCCGATGCGCTGGGCAATGAGGAAGAATACAGCAAGGAAGACCTTGAGGACGAGGAAACCGCCCTGCTGATCGCCGCGACCGGGCTGACGCTGGTCAAGGAGAAGAAGGTCAAGCGCCGCAAGGTTCACAAGTGGATCATGTCTGGCGGCGGGATACTGGAGGATTGCGGGTACATCGCAGGGTGTCACATCCCGATTGTGCCGGTCTATGGCAAGCGCTGGTTCGTGGACAACCGCGAGCGGTTCATGGGCGCTGTGCGTCTGGCGAAGGACACGCAGCGGCTCAAGAACATGCAGCTTTCCAAGCTGGCCGAAATCAGCGCGTATTCATCGGCGCGCAAACCGATCTTCACGCCTGAGCAGATTGCAGGGCATGAAGTCGTCTGGAGCGAAGACAACGTCAAGAACTATCGCTACCTGCTGGTCAACACTCAAACAATCGTCGGGCCAGACGGAAATGCATCTGAGCAGCCAATGGGTCCGCTTGGATACTCTGACCCGCCTGACATCCCGCAGCCCTTGGCCGCCCTGCTTCAGATCACCGAGCAGGACATGGCAGACCTGATGGGTATGCAGGACGCGGCGGAGGAGATCACCCCGAACGTATCGGGCCGGGCTATCGAGCTGATCCAGACCCGGCTTGACCAGAACAATTTCATCTACATGAGCAACATGGCCAAGGCCGTGAAGCGCTGCGGTGAAATCTGGCTGGGCATGGCGCGTGACATCTACGTTGAGAAAGAACGCAAGATGAAGACCGTGGCGCAGTCCGGCGACATTGCTGGGATTGTGCTGAATAAGCCAGCGATTGACCAGGAGACGAACGAGACGATCTACGCCAACGACCTGACGCGGGCCAAGTTTGACGTGGCAGTTACGGTTGGGCCATCGTCTGAAAGCAAGCGGGCCGGGACGGTGCGTTCGCTGGTTGGCATGTTGCAGTTCGCCCAGAACGACCCCGAGATGAGCACGGTCCTGACTTCTATGGCCATGATGAACATGGAAGGCGAAGGGCTGAAAGACGTTCGGGCGTTCTTCCGCAAGCGCCTTGTGAAGATGGGCGCGGTTGAGCCGAACGAAGAGGAAATGCAGGAAATGGAGGCCGAACTGGCAGCGGCGAACGAGAAGCCGGACGCCAACGAGGTTCTGCTCCTTGCTGCGGCCAAGAAAGACGAGACGGCAGCGATGGTCAATGAGGCCAAGGTCGCCAATACACAGGCAGATACGCTGCTGAAGCAGGCGCAGGCCGAGAAGCTAGGGGCTGATATTGACAGCCAAGGCAAATCGGACCTTATCTCCGTACTTGATGCAATCCGGGAACCGGCAACCCGTAAAAGCCGAGAAGGGTAAACGATGGACAAGGCAGGGATTGAAAACGATCAGGAGCTTGAGGAACTGGACGTAGTGCCAGATGACCTTGAGGCCGAGGACGAGACGCCAGAGGGTGAGGATGATGCCGCCCCGGACGACTCTGACGAGGAAGAACTGATTGTCACAATCGGTGAGGAATCGCCGCCTCAAGAGGACGACAAAAAACCGGCTCCGCAATGGGTGCGTGACCTTCGGGTCAAGACCCGCGAACTTGAACGCGAGAACCGCGAGCTTCGCAAGCTGAAGGACAAGGTTGAGCAGCAGAAACAGACGCAGCTCGGACCCAAGCCCACGCTTGAAGCCTGCGATTACGACGAACAGAAGTTTGAAACGGAACTGGACGCCTGGAAGGAACGTAAAGCGGTTGTCGAGAGACAGCAGGCTGAGGAACGGAAGGCGGCGCAGGAGCGCCAGCAGTTCTTCCAATCCAAGTTCGAGTCCTATTCTACACGCAAATCCGAAGTCGCAGGCAAGCTGAAAGACTTTGAGGACGTGGAAGGATCGGTCAAGGACACGCTGAACGAAACCCAGCTAGGTGTTGTTCTGGCCCATGCAAAAGACCCCGCTCTTTTGCTATATGCCATCGGTAAGGACGAGAAGCGCCTGCAAGAGCTGGCCAAAATCTCGGACCCAGTTGAATACATTTTCGCGGTCGCGCGCATGGAGACGCAGTTGAGAACCTCATCCCGTAAACCCAGTTCCGTTCCCGAAAAAAGTGTCAAAGGCTCAGCCAGCACTATGGGCTCGGACAAGCGTCTCGATGCGCTCTATGACGAAGCTGCCCGCACTGGCGACCTTTCCAAGGTCCGCGCTTATAAGGCGAAGCTGAAGAAGTAGGACCGCATCCTGATGCCAATCAGGAGCACTACCAATGCCTAACGGTTTTTCCAAAGAGGAAGTGGTCGCGTTCGACCAGCTTCTTGAGGGCTTCCAAGACGCTCTCGTCATGTCAAAGAACGTTGCGATTTATCGCACGGACCAGACGATGATGGAGCGCACCAATGACACCATCTGGCGCCCCCAGCCCTACATCTCCGTGTCCTATGACGGCGCGGATGCAACGTCCAACTTCAACGATTACACGCAGCTTTCGGTTCCGGCGTCGATCACCACGCAGAAGCACGTGCCGTGGATTTTCACGGCCAAGGAACTGCGTGACGCCCTGCAAGAGAACCGCATCAGCAACGCTGCTGAGCAGAAACTTGCATCGGACATCAACCGTTCGGTCATCAACTCGGCCTCGCTGCTGGGTTCGGTGTTCGTGAAGCGGTCTGCTGCGGCGACTGGCCTTGATGACGTGGCGCAGATTGAAGCGGCGTTCAACGAAATCGGCGTTCAGTTCGAGGATCGCAAGCTGGTGCTTTCGACCCGCGACTATAACGGGATGGCTTCGGACCTTGCCAAGAACACCCGTTCGTTCGGCGATCCGATCTCCAACATGGCCCTTCGCAAGGCGTATGTCGGCGAGGTGTCTTCGTTCGAAACGTTCAAGGCGGACTACCTGACCCGCAAAGCTGCGGCAGCAGGTGGCGGTTCGATCACCATCTCGACGGCTGATGCTGGCCTGAACTACTACATCCCGAAAGCGACTTCGACCGCTTCGACGGGTGAAGTGTCCAACGTTGACAACCGTTACCAGACGGTCACGGTGTCCAGCACCACGAACGTTGCTGCGGGCGATGCGTTCACCATTGCCAACGTGTTCGGCGTGCATCTGATCACCAAGGAAAACACCGGACAACTGAAAACGTTCCGCGTGGTTTCCGTGACGAACAGCACCACGATGGTCATTACGCCGCCGATCATCTCCAACCAGGTCGCCAACGTGGCGTCGGCTCAGTACCAGAATTGCACTGTCACTTCGAAGTCTGGCACGGCGGCTATCACCTGGCTCAACACTGTTGCAGGGTTCATGAACCCGTTCTGGCAGAAGGACGCGATTGAAATCCTGCCGGGCCGTCTTGCGGTTCCGAACGATGCCGGTGCGGCCACGATGCGGGCCACGACTGACAACGGCGTGGAAGTGGTGATGCAGAAGCAATTCGACATCAACACGCAGAAGACCAAGTTCCGCGTTGATACGCTGTACGGCGTGGTGAACAAACAGCCGGAAATGTCCGGCATCATCATGTTCAGTCAGAGCTAATAACGGGAGGGGCGGCTTAACTGCCGCCCCGCTCACACTGGAGGCCGCATGACAGAGTTCCCTACGCTGCTTTACAAGTGCCCCGGCCCGTGGTCCGGGAACGGCTACACGTTTGGCTCGCGTCCGGCAAATGACCAGACAGAATTTGACGCGGCTGTCTCTGATGGCTGGCATCCAACCGTTCCACTCGCTGTGGAAGCGTGGCGTAAGCCGGTGCAGGCATCCATTCCCACCCAGCCTGCGCCGGTTATCGCTGATGATGCGCCGCCTACGCGGGGCGAAATTGAAGAACAGGCCCGGAAACTCGGCATCGCGGTGCATCACAAGCACTCGGATGCCACGCTCCTGAAGAAGATCGAAGACGCGATGAAGGAGCCAGCCGGTGACGTGGACAAAGCGTGACATTATCGGGCAGGCGTTCGCAGAGATCGGCCTTGCGAGCTATACGTTCGACCTGATGCCCGAGCAATGGGAAGGCGCCTTAAGGCGTCTGGATGCCATGATCGCGCAATGGGAGAACAAAGGCATCCGTTTGGCGTGGCCGCTGCCGGTCAGCTATGCAAATTCCTCGCTGGATGAAGACAGCAACGCGCCCGACACGGCTCTTGAGGCGCTTTACCTGAACCTCGCTGTTCGGATCGCGCCAGGATACGGTAAGACGCCAAGCCCTGACACGAAATCCCTCGCAAGCACGGCTTACAAGACGCTGTTGGCACAGGCGGCGCAGCCCGTACCGATGCAGATTGACAACATGGCGGTGCCTGCCGGGGCTGGCTGGAAATACTGGCGCGGTGTGCCTGATCCGTTCCTTGACCGGCCAACTGAGCGCCTGTCTGAAGGCGATGACGGGTTCCTTGACATTGGGGTAGAGACATAATGGGCACGATCAATGACCTGAACACGGTCGATACCGTTGCGGATGATGACAAGTTCGTCCTGTGGAAAACGCAGGCGGGCGCCACGCGCGCGATTACAGCGGTTGATCTTGCCACGTATTTCGGGGCGGAGCTGAGCGATGAATACCAGCCACTTGATGCGACGCTGACAGCGCTTGCGGCGCTTGGCCTTGAGAACCGCAAGCTGATCCGCGGCACGGGTGTTGACACTGGCCAGCTTGTCACGCTGTCGGTAGCTCAGGGCGTGTTCTACGTCGCTGATTACGGCGCGGTTGGCGACGGCGCGACTGATGACACGGCTGAGATTCAGGCCGCAATCGACGCTTGTGAAGCCGCTGGCGGCGGGGAAGTCATCTTCAATACCGGCGTCTATGTGATTTCCAGCACGCTGGTCATCAATGATCACAACGTCCACTTGCGCGGCCAAGGGGCGATTGCCTACGTGATTGTTGCGAACTGGCGCCAGTTTGCTGCAACGACGATCAAGTGGAATGGCTCGGCAGGCGGCACCATGATCCGCATCGAGACGCCTACCGATGCGCTACATGTGACGCAGAACTGCGACATCAAGGGCATCCTGGTTGACTGCGTGGCGCTGAACGGCACGACCCGCGCGGGCATCGGTGTTGAAATTCTCTCCCTTCGCGGCGGCATCTACAGTGACGTTTGCGTCTACCGGCCTTCGCTGGCTGGCTGGAACATCGACATCAAGCCGGGCCTGTCGAGCCTGCTTGATCCGACCGAAGACGTTCAATCTGTCCTGTTCGAGCGCTGCATTGCGTATTCGATCTGGACCGGCGCGGACGGCGCGGACGGCTGGCGCCTTGGCAAGGACAACGTGGACACGGGCACGGGCAACGTCTCGCTTTGCACATGGAACGTCTGCGAATCCTATACCTACAACGGCAACGGTTTTGACCTCTACGGTTCGGACTCGAACATCCTGAACATCCGCGCGTTCGTGTTCGTAGGCGGCACGGGCTCGGGCCTGCAATTCAATGGCGGCTCGGTGGCCAACAAGCGGGCGCGTGGCAACATCGTGCCGACCTATATTGGCAACGG